TGAAGATATTCAACGTGCTCGTCTGATGCAACAAGCTCAGATGACCCCTAACCAGCGTCTGTACATGATGGGCGCTCAAGCGGGTCAACAGCTTGGACAGGGCGTAGGGAGTTTATTTGGTGTCGATGTTCAAGACCCTGCTGTTGCTCGTGCTACTAAGCTTCGTGAGTTGGGCGCTAAATATGGAACCACCACTGCTGAAGCTTTAGACAAGATTGCTGCTGATCTTCAAGCTACTGATCCTCAGATGGCTATGCAAGTGGCTGAGAAGGCTAACCAGCTTCGCGCAGCAACTTCTAAAGTAAAGCTTGAAGAAGCCCGTACTAAGTCACTGACTTCTGGTGCTGGTCGTCTGAACCCTCAGAACTACACTGCTGAATCTTGGGCTAAGTATTCTGAGTCTGGTGACTTGAATGACCTGAGAGACAAACCTGGACGAGGCGGAGTTACAGAGAAAAGTCCTATTGGTACGCTTTCTCCTCGTGACTTCACTCCTGAGTCTATGCAAGAATTCCTCAAGACTGTACAAGAAGGTTCTCCTGATTATTCTGTCTTGGAGCGTGTTAAGAAAGAAGCTAAGCCGGGTAAGCCTGAGAAAGAGTTACCTGCCTCGTTAGTGGCTAAAGCTGCTGATCTGGACACAAAGATTTCTTCTCTTAATAGTTCTGTGTCTAAACTGTCCGCTATTGGTTCTCGTATCAATGGCTTAGACTTAGGCCTTATTCAGAACTTTGCTCGTGGTGGTCAGGCTTGGCTAGGTATCAACACTAAAGATCGTGTGGATTTTGACTCTGTTCGTCGTACTGCTCTGCAGGAAGCTAACAACCTCTTGCTGCTTGCTAAAGGTACTCAGACAGAAGGTGATGCTCAACGTGCCCGTGATCAGATTGCAGATGAAAACACATGGAAGAACAAGGCTGCATTGAAGGCTGCCTTCCAAGAGTTACGTGATACGCACTCTTCTACGCTGAATGCTCTTAAAGCAGGTCGTAATACTCTTGTCTCTCAAGGCAAGGGCGCTATGCCTACGGAAGCTCCTGCACAGCCCGCAGGTGGCGATAACGAAGCTAAGATTGCTAAGTTCATGTCTGCCAATCCTAACAAGAGCCGTGAGCAAGTCGTCAATTATATGAAACAAAAGGGCTTTTTGCCTAGCAATTACTAAGGAAATAACATGGCTGATAACCGTCCTCAGACACAAGAAGAAGCTCAGCGAGAGATTGTTACTAAGCTTCAAGAGAATGGTCGTAAGCTACGTGAAGCATATTCTAAGAACGATAAGGCAGCTATTGATAAGTATTCTAAGGAATATGATCGTTTAACTGCTCAATATCGCGCCACAGGTACGTTAGGCAACATCGGTGCTGGTGTTGCTTCAACGGCTGTTGGAATGCTCACAGGTCTTCCTGACTTGGCTATTGCAGGTTATAACTTACTTGCTCAGCCTAAAGAGCCTGTACCCACTCTTCGTGAAAGGGTTTTAGGCTTTGCTGGTATTGCTCCTGAAGCTACCTCTCAAGAAGCTCAGTTAGCATATTCTGCCCCTGATATTGCTGCAGGTGCTGTTGGCTTGGCTCAGTTGACCAAGTTAGGATATTCTGGTGTTCGTAATTGGCTACAGAACCGCAAGACTTCTGAGCTTTTGAGCAAGCTTCCTGAGTCTGAGCAGAACTTCTTTAAAGATCTCATGCTCAAAGGTCAGGGTAGTCCTAATGCTGAAGTAGCAGCCACTATTGCTAAACTTGAGCGTGATCCTAAATACGCAGAAATACTGAATGCCCTTAAACGTGAGGCATCTACTCGTGGAGTATCTGGTGTAGCTCCCGCAGCTTCTGCTTTAACAGAGGAACAAGCAGCTACAGGCGCTGCTCTTGGTGTTCAAAGTAAACTACAAGGTCTTGCAGAAGCGCGAAAGACAGCAGGAGATCAAGCTTTTAGTAAGGCTTTTGGGTATGCTGAAGGCAGGCAACTGGTTGATCCTACAGCAACCTTAAAAAACATTGATGGTTTGATTGGTCGTTACTCTAAGCAAACAACCCCTAACGCTGAAAGAGCAGTAGAGGTTCTTACTTCTTTGAAAGATCGTTTATCTGCGCTGTCTGCTCCTGCTAGTCCTTTTTCTGGTGTAGGCGGAGGAGTACAACCATCTAAGCTTAAAACTGTTGAGGAAGTACAAGGAATCTTGTCTGAGTTTGGTAAGAAAGCTTCCCAAGGAGACAGCCTTATCAAGGATCTTGCTTTGTCTGATGAGAAAATCATTAGCTCAGCGATCTTCGGCGGCATGAAGGATGACTTAGCTAATGCATTCAAACAAGCATCAGGAGCAGATCGTACTGCCCTTGGTATGCTGATTAAGGCCCGTAAAGAGGTCGCTGATGCTTCTGTTAAGTATAATGACGCTATCGCCCAAGGCTTACCTGCTTGGTTGAAAGACAAGCGTTTAGCTGAGATCAACTTTGAAGACTTATACTCTCAGTACAAGAATGCTACTCCGGCTCAGCGTGCTACTTTCCGTACCTATGTTCAGAACACAGAGCCTGAGGCTTTGAAGAATCTGGATAGCCGTGTATGGCAAGACTTTTCTAGTAAGTACCAAGGTATTCTGCCTGATGGTTTACCTGGAATTGATCTTGGTAAGATGGCCCGTGACTGGAATAAGATGTCTCCTCAGGAGAAAGATGCTGTAGCTACTGCTTTAGGTCAAAAGACTTCTGAGTTCTCTGACCGTATGAAGGATGCCTTAGTGTTCACTCGTAAGGTGAGTACAGGTGCTCCTCAGGACGGTGTTGATGTTGCTGGTGTTACCCGCGAAGCTGCGGCTGTTGTGGGCTCTACTCCTGCAGGCTACCAAGGAGCTAAGATTACTCAGCTTGTTGGGGATGCTTTGGGAGCCTTCCGTAAGGGTGTTGTGTCTAATGAATTAGCCATGAAGACTCTTATGACCAAAGAAGGTATGGAGTTCCTTAAAAATGCTAAGCTGAGTCCTGGCAGTCAAAAGACCTTAGAAGCTTTGATGAAGACTACTGAGGCTAGCCCTGCCCTGCCTGCTTTCATGGCTGCAGGTGCCGCTACAGCCCCAACTACTCAGAACATAGCTCCTGCGACTGCTGGCATGGAGGACTTCAATATTCCTGAAGAATTTAATGTTCCTCAAGAGATGGCTCAGCCTGCTCCGATGGCTCAACAGCCTCAGACGCAGCCTGCTGAAGAAGGCTTTGTGATCCCAGATGAGTTTAAGTAATAAGAGGTAAAAATGTCTTTGTCACAATCTACAACAGAAACAGCTTCTGGAATTGCAGCTAAAGCGGCTGCCCCAGTGTCTGTCTCGTTAGCTACAGTGGCTGGTTATCAAGTGTCCGAGATCCTTCTATGGGCTACCTTGATCTATACGGTACTGATGATTGCTCATAAACTTTACTCTATCTACAAAGACATCGCAGGTAAGTAATGAACAGACTAATCCCAACATCGTTAGTTCTTACGGCATCTGTGCTTGTCAGTATAGCAGTTGAGGAGGGCTTTGTAGGCAATGCGTACACTCCTATAAAGGGTGATGTACCTACAATCGGTTTTGGGACTACCTCTGGAGTTAAACTTGGAGACAAAATAACTCCAGAGAGGGCTTTGGTCAGGCTTCTAAGTGATGCAGATAACTATGCTCAGACTGTTAAGAAGTGTGCTGCTGTTCCTTTGTATCAATATGAATTTGATGCTTATGTCTCTCTTACGTACAATATCGGTCCCACTGCTTTTTGTAACTCTACTCTGGTTAAAAAGCTAAAGGCTTATGACTATGATGGGGCTTGTAAAGAGATCCTGAGGTGGGATAAGTTCAAAGGTCAGCCTCTAAAGGGCTTGACTGTACGTAGGCAACGTGAGTATCAGACCTGTATAGGCGCTGAAAACAATGATAACAAATAAAGCTCTTATCGCTATTGTTCTGTATCTAGGGTCTACTATCTTTACTGCTTTTATGTCGTATAATATCGGTAAGAACATAGAGCATAAGAAGTTCTTGGAGTATCAGAATGCTCAAAAGGCACTGATGATTGACAAAGAGAACAAGTATCAGGAGATGCTAGTACAGAGCCTCAAGGAGAAAGAAGATGCTATCAAAGATCTTAATAAGCGCCATGCTTCTGTGGTTAACAGCCTGCAGCAGCGTCCCTCAAGGCAGTCCTCAAATGAAGCGCCTAGTAGTCCCTCTGTCTGCACAGGAGCAGGAAGCACTGGAGACAGACTTTATCGGGAGGATGCAGAGTTTCTTATCGGGGAAGCTTCCCGAGCAGAAGTGATTAAACAGGCCCTCAGAGCTTGTAGACAACAACTAGAACCATAA